CACCGGCTGCTTTTGGCGTTACATCAGCATCAATTCCAGCCTTTTTTGTTTTGGCGTCGATACGATTCACTAAACTTGATACTTTGTTAGGTTTAACCTTTACACCAGAATCATCTATTTCTCTATATATTGCGTTAGATGCTTTTTTAATCTGGGCTATTTCGGGAGCAGATTCAACAACGGCTTTTTGTATAGCTTTTTTAGTCGGTGCTTTTGCTGGCCCTGTAAGCTTCTTAGCACCCTTGAATCCTAATATCTCTAAAGCTGCAGTTGGTAAGGAATGCGCTATCGACGCAATAAAAGGACTGCCCGTCATATCTAATGCAGTTTCACCAAGACCAGACTCGATACTAGAAATAGCTTCACCAACAGGAGCCAAAGTTTCACCGATAGCTTGTTGTTGCTGTTGCCCTGCTTCAGTTCGTGGCTGATAAGTTAAAGCCTCTCTTGTTGCCGATACCGCTTCAGCGCCAGCACCTTCGTCAGCAAATGGATTTAATGATTGAGCAATACCAGCAAGCCCCGCAAAAGGTTCAGCAATAGCACCCGATACAACTGAACCAATGTTTTCAGCAACACCTAAAGCTTGCTCGCCAAGTGATTGCTCTTCTGGTTTGTTTTGCGCCTGAATCATAGCGGCTATTCTTGTTGCTGCATCAGTATCGCCAGCAGCATCAGCATTTCTTAATGCATTCATTAGATCAGGCATTATTGGCCACCGTACTTTTTAAGTAAGTCAGCATCAGATAAATTACTGGTCGAGGCACCTTGTTCTACTGACTGAATTTGTTGCTGTTCTTGGTTTGGCTTGTCAATTTTTTGAATAACCTTTGTAGCATCGTAAATTCTAGGTGCTTTATCCCTGATCGCTCTAAATTGATTTTCTAGCTTTCTTTTTTTGAGTTTTGTCGTACCCTTGCTGTCTCCAGGTTGCGGCAAGTATATCTGGCCATACTGTGCCATTTCAGAATCAGTTATGGCCGCGCCAGTTTCAGGGCGTAATATGGCAAACAATGCATCTTTAGCATTTACCATGTATTGCTGCTCACCAGAGGATAACGACATGTTAGCAATAGTCCCATCACCAAGCGCTTTATTTATCAATGCCGCTCTTGCAGGGTCTACCTTCTCTCCGTTAACGCCTGTTTCTAAGGCTGTCATTCCGTCTATAGAATCCCTTAACCTCATAGCAAACCCAACGCTTTTAGTTTGATATTCTTTTGCTTTACCGACCACATTAAGCGCTTGGTTTCTGCTTATTGAAGCTTTCATGTCAGGAGTTTTAATTTTATCGTTCCCGCCTAGTGGTTTTTCTGTGCCATCAGCAAAAACCTTTATTCCGTCGATAATTTGAAATACTCGTTGCTTGTCATCTTTTACGAATCCGGCACCAGCACCAAAAACTTCAGCGGCCTCTGGATCGGTTTCTTTTAGCTTTTGGTATTTTTTGAAGTCTTTTTGCTTTACAGTCAATGGCTCATCTTGACCAGTGGCTTTTCGATAAGCGGAAAATGCTTTAGGGCTTATTACAGCTAAATCTTTTTCAGCAGCCTTAATGATATCTTCATCGCCAAGCTCCATTGTCCTGCGTAACCCTGAAGCATCACCGCCGGCTAATTCAACCTCACGCACTCTAGCTTCAATAGCTTTACGTGGGTCTATATTTCCAGAAAGTATATTTTGTGCGTATTGAACACGCGAACCGATAGCTTGCTGATCTTTAAACTGAGCGTTAGCAATAAAATCTTTCATTACGATAGGGTTTAACATGCCAAATTCAGCAATTTCATCAGGTGTGCCATTCTTTAATAATTCAGCACCTTCAGCCCTCGCTTGGTTTTGCTTTTGTAACTGCGCCTCTTGAGCTTGTTGTTGTTCGGCTTGCTGTTGCATTGCTTGTTGATTTGCTTGTAAGCCCTGCATCATTCCGGCAGTGCCAAGAGTTCTTTGTGCTGTTGTTTGTGGTCCTGCGGCATTTAATCCGCCAGAGTAATTTAAAATAGCCATTGTTCGCCCTTACTTGTTCAAATAGTTATAGCCAAGACCTGCAAAGTCGCTTGCAACATTACCCCAAATATTAGCCTGAGCCATTGAATTAGATGCGCCTGCTTGTGCCGCTTGTTGCTGAAGGTTTGAAATATTCCCGCCTAACTGCATTGCTTGCCCAGAGCCTTGAGATGCTGCACCCATACCCATATTAGCTAATCCAGTATATTGCTGATTAAGTCCACCTAAATATTGCTGACCTAACTGCGGAGCTATTGAAGCTAATGCGGCTTGATTTGCACCACCTCTAACACCGCCAGTTGCGGCGGCGTTTCTCATTTGCTGTTCCTCAACTTGACCAGATAAGGCAGAATATTCAGGACCAGCATAATAAGATTGAAGCATATCGGCTCGACCTTGTGGGTCAACTAGACTTTGAAGTCCTTCTAATGCCCCGTAACCCGCTTCACGATATGGCGCTTGTAATTCAAGAGACTTATCAAACATACGCTCTTGAGACTCAATACCTGCTTGAGTTCCTGCCTGTTGCTGTGCTGCAGCATCACCAGCGGCATTACTTGACATAATACCACCAACAAGAGATGCACCCGCTACCGCTGCCATTCCCCAACTCATAAACCTAACCCCTTAATATTATCTAAAAGACCGTCAACAAGTAGTTGATCGTAATCTTCAACAATTACATCTTTCTCAATTTCGACTAAATCTGTTTTATTTGTTACGTGCAATGTTTGCCATTGACAATCCTCATGCACAACAACAACCTTTTGAACTCCTGCCTTAGATATAAAGGTATGTGGAGCTGTTATTTCTGTAATGCCTTCAGCGGTTATCACGGTACATCGACCTGTTAGCACAACATTAAAATGCTCAGTAGCGTGAATTTTACCAATAATACGCGTATCTTTTGGCATAAATATTTCACGTAAATAAATACCATCAGAAAATCTATCGTGAAGCGGGTTACNGGGCATTCCTGCTCGACAAGTGCCCCAGACTTTATGCCTTCAATCAAGCCCTTTGCGGTTTCTTGAATGATGGCCCTATTATTATTAATAGCTTCTATCTTTGTTTTTTCATGATAATCATAAGTAAGCTCGGTATTCATAAATAACCCTTAAACAACTTGAACCCATCCGGTATTAGTATCAACTACGCTGTTAAACCACATTGTAACACTAACGGGGTCGAGTGTCGTATCAAAGTATATTTGTGAGCTATTAGAGGTAGTGACTCCTTCAGGTGAGCCAGTGCCAGACAGTGGAGAAAATCCCGCCAATGTATCGATTAACGCTTGTATGGATTCTTGCGCAAGAGTTAAATCTTCTTTTACTGCGTCATAATCCTCAACAAACTGCTCTTTAGCACTTGGTAATGCTTGCGCTATTTCTGAAAAACTTCTTAATACCTGTCTTGTCATGATACGTCAACCTTTAATCCTGAAAACGCCATTTTATCAGGCGATACAAACCTAAATTTAAAATTAAAATCTTTTCTAATGTAGCCTAATCGTCTAGCAATATAACGCTTATTGTATTCGTTAGGTTTACTGATTAAGTTCCAGTATTCTTTGCCGTAAATCACACCGTCATAACTCATGCTAAACGCTGATGTAAAATCAATCGTCGCGTATCCTGGTATAGTTTCTATTTCAAATTGATCTATCGACAAGGATTCTACACCTGAAATAATTGGCGTGTAGCAAATACATTCTACAGGATCGTCATATTGTGCTGCACTTTGTTGGTCTAAGTAAGCGAGTTTATTTTCTAGTATGTCACCATAAATCCATTTAGCTGCTCTTGGGTCGAATACGCCAAACTTAGCGCGCCATACTTCATCAGTATCAACACCAGACTTAACATAGGACCATGCAGAATCAACGCCTATTTCCTGTGCTATCTTATGGTTATAAAGTAAAGTTTCATCAGGTAAGTGAATGATGATAAATTTATCTCTATCAACAACCCTAGCCTCCATAAATACACCTGATAATTGAGACTCGGTATACTTGCCTATGATTTTGTCTATTTCACGGTTTGAAACGTTCTGAGACTGACCGCCTTGAATAGCATGAATACTTGGAGATTCGTCTTTTCTTCCGCCTAATATAAAAAATATTTCATCAAGTAGCGCCTTGCAATG